TACCAGGTCTAGTATCTATTGGAAATATTTTCTTTGCTCCAAATGCCATTATTTACTCATTAAACCCATTATCATATCTAATCCTACTTCCCCTGCAGGTAGAGCACCGTTAATAGTGTCTACAGATTGGGGTTGAAATTCATTTGCATATTGAGAAGTTGCTGCTCCTCCATTTTGCATTTCACCTAAAATACCACCAAACATTGCTTGTCTTTCAGCAGCAGTTAATTGTTTAGGTTTTTCAAGGTGTGGTTGTGCATAAGTATCTCTTATTGTTTCATTAACAACCGTTTTAGGAGCACGTACTGCTTCCAATAGAATTTCTTTCAATTCTTCTTGAATAGCTTCTTTTACGGCTTCCTTAATAATTTTTTTAAATTCTGATGGTTTCATTGTTTATAAATATTAAAATTAATAAGCTTTTAAATTGTCTTTATCAATTATTGCTTTGAGTTCATTTATTAATGTACTATTATTTGTAGTAAAGGATAAATCTGATTGGATTAATATTATTCCTGATTGGTTTTTACCAACTGCTCTTCTACGTTTTACTGTAGGTGTGTACGGTATTTCCTCTATTTCAATAATAAATCCATTATATGTTGTTTGGTTTTGGGTTTGTTGAGCTTGTAATTGAGCATCTGCTATATCATTTATTTCTTTTGAAGTATCTAATAAATCAGCATATTGATTACATTTTTTTACATAATCATCTATAAGACTTATTGTTTGTTTAGCTGTTAAAATATAAGTTCCAATGATTGAAATTACCAATGATGAGCTACTTAATACACTTTGAAGTTTAGATAGTTTTGAATTACCATACTTATCAAAAGTAGTTTTTCTAATAAATGTTTGAGCATCATTTAATAAGGCTGGGATTGATCCGGGAACCGGTAAAGTATTTATTGGTGGAACTTTCAAAGCTGTTGAAACTCCTATTGCTGTTAAATCTATAGTTCCTATTAATCCTAAAGCTACAGTTAAAAAATTAGAAACTCCTGATACTGATGCTCCTGTTTGTTCTACTTTAACCCCAATATTATTTAATGAATTAACAATATTATTTCTCTCAAAAACTAATTTATCTAAAGTTGCTTTATCAGGACATACATTTGGATCAGGAATATATGTTGCAATCAATTTTTGTAGGGAAGGTTGGATAATTTGGGGGATTTGAGATCCCAAAGTAAATAATAAAGATGGAAGTTTAGCAGCACCTTTAGGTTTTTGATCTTCAGGGGTTGCATCATTTATAACAGTTGCATTAACTGCTTTTTCATTAGCTTTATTAATGTTCTTTTTTGCAGAAGCTAAGTCTAATAATCGAGTTTGGTCAAGTTTTGATGGATCAATCATTATACAGTATAATTATATTTTGATTTTACACTATTTAAATTTGCCTGTAGAGCATTTAAAGAACCTACTAACTGTGTTGCTGCTACATTTAAAGGTGCTATAAGAGTACCTGGAGGTGTTGAAACTAAAGTAGTACAAATTGTAGCAAATGATGATAAATTAGAAATTAATTGGTTTAATAAATTTACTGTTTGATCTCCTAAAAGTAAAGGCTCAGAAGCATTTTTAGAACCTAAATAGATATTTCCAGATTGTAAAGTTACTATTGGAGCATCTATATTAACACCTTCAACAGCATTTAAATTAATAGATTTATTAGAACTAAATAATATATGATCTGTTGTTGAATTAAATACTAAACGACCAGAATTTAAAATAATTTGCTTCCCAGCATATTGGTCAGGAGCTTGAGGAGCATTATTTTTATAACTAAAATAATTTGTGGATGCGGCTTTTAAAGGTATTTTTTGAGTACTTGTAACATAAATAGAAGAATCATCATTGTTAATATCTTCTATTGTTGGAACCCAGCCTTCATTTGTTTGTTTACCTTGACCATTTCTAATAATTAAAATAGGATCTCCATCTGTACCTACTGTAGACCAATTATTAGGTGTATTTTTTACTGTAGAACCAACACGAATTGAGTTACCCCATCTACCTTCATAAATTATATCACCTTCAAAAGGTAAAATAGGATGAATATTAGAACGTTCTTTAAATGTTTTACCTAAAAATACTTCAGTTGATTGATCTGTTACTCTTCTAACATTACCTGTGGATGTTTGGATATAATCTTTTTGTTGAGAAGGAGGTAAATCATTAGGTGTAGTAGGATAAGCATTGTGGTGAGGATGGTTCCATAAAGAAACTATATTTACATAATACTGATCCTGGTTTGATGAAATAGTGGCAATATCCGTATTTGGAAAAGCCATGATAAATACTATCTCATTTACAAGTGGTAAATTTTTAGAATTACCTGTTAAAGGTCTTGCTGTAGGTAATAATGGGGATGGTAGTGGATTTGTAACATCTTCATATTCAATAATTCCAATAGCATTCCACTCACCTAATTCTTTAAATCTAGGATGAGTTTCATCTAAAACAATACTTAATACTCTAACGGATTTAATTAATCCTGCTTGGGCAAATGCTTGTTGAAAAGCATATCCATTATTGTTATTACTATTAAGATTTTTATTTAATGAAGAAAATCCATACTTAGCCATTATTTACCTCCTTTTAACTCATTCATTGCTGATAGTAATTGATCTTTTTCCTCATCAGAAATAGTTAAGGAACCATCAGATGTTTGAGTTTGCATAGCGCGTTGGGCTAGCGCAGCCATTTTAATTAAAATATCATCATTTTTAACACTTATATCCATATATTCCTTAATTAAAGGAACAATTAGAGTAGCATCACCAATATCTGAAATGAGTGGTTTTAGCTCATTAATAAGAGCTGTTACTTGCTTGTCTTTTTTTTGTTGGTTATTATAAATTTCCTCTAAAATATCGGAGAATTTTTTCTTACCAAAGACAACATTATCGAATTGTGACATAAATATACAATATTAGTTTATTATAAATTTGAAAACTAAAAATTTGTATATCCGTTTTCTAAATAAAATACATAATTTTCTTTGAAGATACCATATAGCTGATTAGCTATTTTGGTAATTTTGGGAGTTTTTACATCAATTATTTCACGGATATAAATGTAAAGTGCTTTTTTATTGAATATATCTAAATTTTCTCGTTTGCGAAACAATTCTAAAATTGCATCTGCTATTTGAGCATCATATTCTTTTGGGAATAAAGTATAAATATGTTTACTACAATAATCAGTATAAAGATCTATAAATGCTGATAATCGTTCATCATGAGAAGTGTCATCAATATTATAAGAATGATTTTCATCTTCCTCTAAAATCTCAATAGGTGCCGTATCAATACGTTTTTTATAATTTTTCTGGTTGGAAAGAATTAAATAACGTTTAGCAATAGTTCCAAAATAAGAATATGCTTTAGCTCCTTTTTCAGGGTTAAATAAATGAATTTTAGATAATAAGAATGTAATTACTTCATGTTGTAAATCCTCAATATTATCTACCTCAGTATAATAGAATTTAAATGTATGAATAATGTTTTCAGTAAGTTTAAAAAAAGCGTAATGGATTCTTTCTCTATAGATATTACTTCTTACTTCAGAATCAGGTGTGTTATTATATAAAACAATAGCATTTTCTGTATCTTGGGTAAAGTATTGGACACCCTTCTTCTTCTTTTTTACTACTACCTCTTCCATTATTTAATATTTTTAATAATAAAAGCGTTTAATGCTGTTTGGATTGTTTTAATTTGCTCAAAGAAAAATCCTACTTCATCATCTGATTTAAAACTACCTTTAGCATCTACTTCCATCATTTTCTTTTCTGATAATTCAATGGTATCTGAGATTTTGTTTAAGTAGGTCATATAACCTGAAAGGATATCTTCTTGTTTTTCGTTTTTCTTAAGAAGATTAAAGGTCGTGAATCCTAGAGTCACGACCAATATTGAAAGAATAATAATTGTTAAAATCATAAGTTGTCTAATAAGTTTTTAAGACCCTCATTTTTTAATGAACCTAATGCTTTTGTTTGAGCTCCGGTTTTAGAAGGGTATTTTTTATTTGACTCCAATGTAAATTTTTTCTTTGGCTCATCCACGCTACCGTTTAATTTAGGTAACCACTCACGTTCAAATTCAATACGAGCAGCCATTAAATCGGCCTGGTGTATAATATATGGAAGAGCTGTTCTAGGTTTTTGTTCTGTTAAATAACCCATTAAATATTTCTTATTAGCATCATCATATAAACCATCATGGGTTTGAATTGCTACCATTTCATTAAATGAATATTTAACATCATGTGCCTGGAGTAAATATAAACCACGATCAGGAACAGAAGCAAATGGGACTTTAGTATTAAACATATAATCTTCACCCAATTTTTCTCGTCTCCAATTATCAGTTTGAGGAACATATGAGTCCTCTTCTTCAGAACCCATTTTACCCAGGTCATGATTTAATGCCGAAAACACTAATTCTTCTTTAGTAAATGTATCTAAATTAGCCCCCATTTCACCCCATAATTTATGGAGATGAAGAGCACAAGTTACAACACGATTAACATGTTCTATATAACCTCCAGGAAAAGCATTATGATATTCCTTTTTATGAGCCGCAGGCATTAATACAATACGGTCTTCATATTTTTCATAAAACGCTTTAAGAGACGTTTTACGTGGTTCGGAAATATGGTCATCGATGAATCCCATAAAATCCAACCAATTTTGTTGAATTTGTTCTGCTGTTAATTGCATAATTTAAAATGGATTGATTTCTCCCGGACCTAATGGTTCTTGTTGGATAAATGATTTAGCATCATCTAATGATTCTCTAAGAGTAATTAATACCTCTTCAACTTGTTCCCTAGCACCTCCACGATTTAAGAAGAAGTGTAGTTTCTCAACTTCCCCCTCGGCTCGTTCTAACCGTCTCATTATAATCTCTCTATTTTTCATAACATTCTTTATTTTTCTTTTTTCTCGTATCTCAAATATAATGATATGGGATTGGGCCTCCAAGCTTAGGTTAAAAACTTCTCAACTAAATCTTGAATCTTTTTTAAATGCGCACATTTTTCATATTCTTCGATGTCCTGGAAATAGGAAATAGCAAATTTTATGTATGTGAGTAATAAATCGTCTGTGTAGTGAATTATAGAATCTTGATGTTTAGTATTGGTAATGTCAATTTTATTTATCCAAAACCAAGCTCTATTATACACAATAAATTCTCCAGCACTTTCAACATCATATAAATCTAATTCCTCATCCATTTTAGAAAAGAAATTTATCATAGAACGATTGTAAACTTTATGGTTTTGGATAAGTTTTTTAAACATCCCTACCCAGAATAAAGGATGTTCTTTAAAATCAATAGCGGCTTCAACCACTTGGGCTTTTTCAGGAAGAGAATTAAATTCCTCTCCATTAAATAATCCAAATATTTTGTTTACATCCACGCGCATAAATATTGTATATAACGTTTTTATAGCGCATATATTAAACGATCAATATTAAATCACGGAATAATGCGCTAATTTTTTGATTATAAATATATACAACTAGAGTGATTTCAACATCTCAATCATTTTTGGATGAGGATATATATCTACTTTATCAGGTCTAACTGAACAGTGGGTAAATACTCCTGCTTCTCCCTTATATGCTCGAGGAGTTAAATCAAAAATATCTTGGTTATATGTTAAAGGAATATTATACAATTCTCCCCAATACAATAACAATTGTTTTGTAGATTCAATTTGAGCATCAGTATAGTTATGATAATATTTGTAACCTCTAAATGGAGTACTTAATTCACATACTTCATCTTTAGATACTTCACGTTTTACATAATTATAAAACTTCCCGTCTTTTAAAGTTAATTGACCCCAATTACAAATTTCAACACCAATAGAATGTTTATCTAATTCTTTATAAGGTAATTTTATTGCTTGAAAAAACTTAGTTTTAACACCTAGATGATATGCCCAAAATTTAGATGAATAACCTTGTACTATTTCTCCATTAATTGTATTTTTTCCTTTACCGGAAATTGATACACAGGTTCCAATTCTTCCAGGATCACTCTGCCAACCAAAGAAAACATTCTTTGCATCAGCATTACCTGCTGTGTGGTGTAAATAAATTTGTTTTTTAGGAAATTGATCTTGATAATATTGCTCCTCGGGGAAACTAACTTGTGTTGTTTTAGGTGCTTGTGCCATTGTACTTTTGGGTTTTTATGATGATTATAAATATCATTAACCCTGTTTCCAATTAGTGGACCATCTAGGACTCGAACCTAGGACCTACGCATTATGAGTGCGGTGCTCTAACCAACTGAGCTAAAAGTCCGTTTAAATCAAAAGAGAGGAAATTAAAGTTTCGCTAAAGAGTCTTGAGATTTGAGTTTTACCTATTTGAAGTTTCAAATTTAAGTCTTAAGGCGCAAGATCAACATCTAAATCCTAGCATCATGTTTCTGTAAGGGGAAGGTTATTCCCCGGTAGGTCCTA